GTGGTGAGTCTTCAACAGACTTCATCGGTTATGTTGGTGGATCTTTAGATCTAACTGAGTCAGTTGGTGCATATGGCGAAATCTCACTTCTAACAGATGAGACTGCAGATAATGCATACACAGTTAAAGTTGGTGCTAAGTATACTTTCTAAGTTTTAGTAACAACCTAATCAAGGCCTCTACATAGTAGGGGTCTTTTTTTATGTAATGAATTTACTCAAGAATCCGTTATTTCAAATCAATATGATATTAGTTTGTTCTCTTGTGTTCATAGAGTTGTTACACGTTAATTATCACAGAACAACACCACCAGAGATACAACCAACAGAAGAAGTAACTTCTTGCCCTGTAGAACAAATAGAAATGGAAGATGATTGGTAAGTAACTGTAACACTTCTGTTACAAATAATACAGAAAGCAGGTAGAAATACCTGCTTTTTTAGTGTTTTCTGATATTAATGTAAAGTTATGTTGACAAAATTTTATATTTCCTATATAATTATGTTACGTTACTTAACAAAACTTAAATGACTGTTACGACAGAATCAGGTGGAAGACAAAATGCTTTCCCAAATGAAACAAGACCTTACATTGATGAAAGTGTTTCCTATGAGGGATACCCACAGAACGCTGAGAAAGTTAATGGTCGTTGGGCAATGATTGGTTTCGTTGCACTTATTGGTGCATATGCTACCACAGGGCAAATTATTCCTGGTATATTCTAATGAATTACTGGGAGACCGCAGAACAAATGAATGGCAGACTTGCCATGGTGGGTTTGTTCGCAGCCGTAGTTAACTACGGATTTACTGGTTGGATAATACCAGGTATTTTTTAAACAACTAATCAAAGGTAAAACAAATGACTCCAGAAGCAGAAAGATTTAATGGTTGGGCAGCAATGCTTGGCTTCATAGCAGCAGTAGGTGCTTACACAACAACAGGTCAAATCATTCCAGGTATCTTCTAATGAAAAAAGAAATTACAAAAACAGTTGAGAAAGAAAAGGCTGTTGCAGAAACAATCAATGGTAGAGTTGCAATGCTTGGTATCATTGCAGGGTTAGGTGCTTACTTAACAACAGGTCAAATCATTCCAGGTTTTGTATAATGAATAGACATCCAGTGCCATTTAAAGTTGTGCCATACATTTTTGCATTGGCACTGGCATCTAGCACACTTACAAACATATATGTTTAAAACTTAACATAACTAAATAATTACTCGCAACAAAAGTTTACATTTACATGGGCGAACTCCAAGCAGTTTCAGAAATATCACCCACAGTTGCTATTCTATGGTGTCTTTATCCAATAGGAGCATTGGTCTTAATTGAATTAGTTCTTAGAACATTCAATGATGATGACGATGATGATTTTCAAGGTGGTAAAGGTGTTAAAATAGCACAACCTGTTTATGCACCATCAGGAGCCTAATGGATTTTTCTCACCCCTATTGGAAGTACGCTGAAAAAGTAAATGGTCGTTTAGCGATGATCGGAGTTTTAATCTTATGCCTCAAATCACTTTTCTAGTAATATTAGCTTGTTATACTGCACTTAATGCAGGGCAGTATGTAATATCATGATATTCATATCAACAATAATAAATTCAATTCCACCAGGTACTAGAGACTTGGTGGAATTTAGTTTCTTCTTTGCAGTAGGTATAACTGCAAGTTCTTTAGGTTTATTGTCATAAAATAATGGGAGTAGTAAGTTCAACATCAATAATTTTAGGTGAAGTAGTAATAGCATTTGGCATATTTCTATTCATGATGTATAATATGAAGGAATAGTATATTCTAGAATCATGCAAAAAATTGTAAATGCAATTGCTATCGCATCGGGTGCGGTATCTCTTGCTGTTGTTGGTCTAGGTGGATACGTCTTCATTCGTAAGGATGCCATCATAGATAACATCAAAAGTAAAGTAATGGAATCAGTTCTACCTGGTGGAATTGGTGGAGCACTTGGTGGCGGTGGTCTTGGTGGAGCATTGGACATACCTAAGTTTGGAGCACCAGACGCTGATGCACCAACAAGACAGGCAGAACCATCAGCACCCTCATTACCAACATCACCCTTCTAATGCTTAATATCAATATATAAATTAGATATATATTGATTTCATGACTGAAGAAGTAAAAAAGGAAGAGGTTAAAAAGAAAGGCCCTTTCGCTAAACTAAAAGAGTTTTCACACGATAAAGAAGAACAGATGGAAATCTTTTCTACCTTCGTGAGATTGGGCATTTTGATTTGGTCTGGAGGAATTCTAACTTTAAACTATGTAGCTATACCAAACTTCCCACAAAAAAATATTGATCCGACATTTATCGCTTCAGTATTTACAGGAGTTTTGGCCAGCTTCGGCATCCAGACAGCGAAGAATAAAAACGCTTCTGCTGGTGGTGGTTCAGCAAACATATCTAAGAAAGATATGGAGATGCTTATAGAGAAAGCAACTCAAGCAGCACCTGCACAGACAATAAGGTTAGAGCAAGCACCAATGGTTATTGCACCAGGTACAACACCAAGTAAAAAGGTATAAGTTGATACCCTAACAAGGTGTTGGAGTCCACACATAAATGCGTATTTATACCTAGGGTGTTACAATAAATACTGATGTAATGGAATTGAAAGGAATCATGCACCACTACACTTTAGCTTGGCACGACCAGCAAAACACCGAACAACACATCTGTGAATATGCTCACGACGCATTTGAAGCAGCAAGATTTGCCAGAGAGGATGTTCCTTATCTCAAGGAGCATCCTTATTCTTTGCACGAAATTTTAAACGAGGATCACCTTAACTATTTTAAAGATGAAAAAATTTATTAAATGGTCTAACAAATGTATGGTCATAGCCATACTTTTCGTCTCTTGTATCTTTTTAGGTGGTAAAGCATATGCCATAGATATAATGATGGGATCAGAGGGCATGCTAGTCTTTGACCCGTGTGAAGTAACTATCAATGTTGGAGATACAATTACGTTTAAGAACAACGAATTACCTCCACATAATATGATGGTAGAAGATCATCCAGAATATTCACATTCTGAATTAGCATTCGCAGCTGGCGAAAGTTTTGATGTTACTTTTGACAAAGCAGGTGACTATCGTTTCCAATGTGACCCACATGCAGGAGCAGGAATGGTAGGAATAATACATGTTGAATAAATGGAAACTATGAAAATTGATACCCAAGGGATGTCATATGGTGGAGGTAAAAGCACTAAAAGTTTAGAAGAACAACGTGCTGCTATCCCAGATTATAAACCACACCAAGTCAATCTAATATCAGATGCATTGAAGTTGGAATTGAAACAATTAATTAATGAGGTTCTAGACGAACGTGGCTAAAGGATACGATTTATTTGGAGACCACGGTAGAAATTTACCCACCCCTCACGGTAGTGGTGCAAGAGGTATGTATGCCGATATGGGTAAGTCTTGCAAACCAGATCCAAATCGTAAAATTACATATCCTCAAGTCATTGCTCTGTTCACTCTTGACTCACACAACACCAGTTACTTCTATAAAAGGGAAGATGGTACATACTATTGGCATCATTGTCGTAAGGATAAAGACGATGTGTATGTGGATGCAGATGAATTACAATTAGATCTTCTAGGTAACGATCCAGTTTTAAGTACGGAGTATATAATGAAAGCAATATTATGACAGTAGTTCATAGTGTAAATATAATGATTCTTATACTCTTGATTTCTGTGTCAATTGTGATATACTATATACTGAGATACGACTATCTGTTTCCGAATGATTAAGTATTTGGCAATACCACTTATATTGGTTGGATGTACAGCACCAATTACTGATCCACCTGCACACGCTTGTAGTTTGCCATTGGATGGTTCACCTGCAAACTGCCCAGATACTTTAGATGATATAAAACTACCAAGAAAAGAATTAAAAGGAGAGGTTGATATATGGAATATGAATCAAATACATCAAATGCATATGATGTTTTTACATAATGCACGACAAGCTAAAATAGAAGAGAATATAACCCAACCATCTGATGCTATAAATAGTGCACTAGAAGAATTTTGGGAGGTTCAAGATGGGAGCGATGGTTCCACCGAGCAGGAAAAGCTGCTATAATTTTAGAGTAACGGAGATAAATCGTGTTGTTGACGGGGATACTATTGATGTCACCATTGATCTTGGGTTTGATCTATACAAGAAAGAAAGAGTTAGAGTTGCAGGAGTTGATACACCAGAGAAGAGAACAAGAGATCTTGAAGAGAAAGCATTGGGATTAGATGCTACAAACTGGATGAAGAAAAACTTGGAGGATACAATTGATGGAGACGATGAACTCATTATTAGAACTGAACTCAAAGGTGGCATGGGTAAGTATGGTAGGTTGCTTGGTTGGTTATATGTTGGCGATGATGATGTATCACTCAACGAACAAATGATTGAAGAAGGATATGCATGGGCATATGATGGTGGAACTAAGCAAAAGAATTTTGAAGAACTTCGTGAAATACGAAGGTCTAAAGGCACATTACTAGAGGGTTAATTATGTCATCAGTAAGAATGGGAGAAAAAATCTCCACAATTACAAAAAGTTTTAATGGAGGCCTATGGGCATTCCGTTTAGTATTTGCAGTCGTAGCAGCAGAACTTCTTATCGTTGCAGGTGCAGTGGTAGGTTGTTTTGAACAGGATATCTGCACTGATGCAGACACACAAGCAATTAAAGAAACGATGCAGGGTCTAGCAGCTAAATCATTTGCATTATATGCAGCAGAAAAAGGCATCAAATCTAATTCTAAGAAAGAAGAAGAATGAAAAACCTTTATAATATTATGTCAGCAGTTTCATTTGCTGGTGTTCTTTTTATTATGGCAATGCTTGTATATGTAAATGTTACAAGAGGTGCTAGAGAGGAAAGGAATAAACAGTATATTGAAGGTCTTGTTGAGAAGGCAGTATTGCAAAGAATAGTAGAAATGATACCCTCAACAACTGGTAAGGTAGCACAGTAATGTCTGTACCACTGATTCATGTAGATGATCTTGGTAGTGTTCAGATACAAAATGTAACTGTTCCAAACTATCATGTTCATCAACCGAATGTGAATCACTTGACTCCACCTGTGGTGGTGAACATTGGTAATC